AAGCAGTGGTATCAACGCAGAGTACTCAGTACCACCGCCCGGTCAGGTGGTGTTGCTTAGCGCACACCTTAACGGCGGATAAATGTTACCGTGCGATTCTTACCAGATTCTACAAACTCCCTGGTCAGACACTCTGAGAGCGACATCATGTCGTAGTTTCTGGCTAAGTTGTGCCAATACCACGTAGTAATGTGCATGGCCTCGAACCTATCGGTTAGTTCGTCCTCCGGCGTATGATCGTAATCGTCGTGCATAGTTACCCTCCTCTTGCAGTAAGGTGAGGCGTTGCTCACAGTAGTGCTTGTATGCGGGCTTGCCTTCAACCTCGCAACGGTGAATGGCTTGACGTAGGAACGGTTGCTCCAGGTTGACGGTGGTGTCAGTGCCTGGATTATGTGCTCTAGGTTTGAGTGGCTTCATGATTCCTCCACGGCGGCGTCGAGGGCATTTAGAATCGACTCTCCATCGTTGCGGGCTGAGTAGAGCAGGGCGGCGGCCAGGGCTGGTCCTCCCGTATCAGCCGGACGAACGTCACCATCACCACCCCAACGACGACGTTGCGCAGCAGCAGACATATTCGCACGTGCTTCAGCGGAACACCGTCTACCCTTCATGGCAGCACTAATCTATTAGCTCGATGCGTTCAGCGGACAGTGGCACACCCGTATGGGCAGCAGACTCATACTTTGCTCGGGTTTCAGCGGACATTTTGGCACACGCCGTATTGGGCAGCACTAATCTTTGCTCGATGCTTTCAGCGGACATGTGGCACACCCGTATTAATCTTTGCTCGGCGTTCAGCACCACCATCATAAGCATTCGTGGACAGGACCTAGCACAGTTCCACTATAAGTCTTCTCCGGTTCTCGTGTATAGCCTCGGACCGTGAAGTATTGGCATAACTCGGTTTTCACAACACGTCCGCACTCCTCACACATTCCCAGTACGGGGATAGTGCTTATTAACCCATTCCGTGTATGGCACTATACCCTACATTCATTCACCCATTCCAGTTAGGGTGACGTTCACCTTGCACACCTCGCCTATTATGGTTCTTGATAAAACCGGGTCTGCTTGCTGGGGTATTTCAGGCACTGGCAGTTCCCTGAGGCACCCGCACTCACATAGGTTTGGCTGCATTAGTATCACCACCACTCGCTGATCGTCGGCTCACTCATCGGTGGTCCTTTCTAAGCGCTCGTATGCCTATTGATAGTACGTATAGCGTCAACATCCCGTCGAGGATGCCAAGGATAGCATCGTATGTAACCTTCATTATCATCTTAACGTCCTGGACTTGTTGTCATTCACACGCTTACTCCGTAACATAGTGACGTGATGAGCGTTTCGGTTGAGCAACTAGTACTAATGCTGCCCTTCAGGCCACCCGTTGCAGCCCTAGCGAAACAGCACCCCGGCAACCGAGGCCCAGTCACACCATTGGGGTGACCCTAGCGGCTAGCCGTTGAGCATCGGGTCAAACGGAATCACGGTTCCGTTTAGGCTCACCACACACATTTACCACACACTTTGGAAACCGGCCAAAACATAGGCTGACCAGGGAATAATAGGCCCCGGTGGCCCTCCCACCACACATTATAGGTATCAGACTAACTACCACCTAGAAGAAGAAGAATGTATATATAAGGGCTCAGAAACTAGGTAAATGACCCTAATAACGTGGAAGTCCAGGTCAATGGGCATGTGGATAACGTCGAGGACTCTCTCAATGTGCGGAAATGCCCTAAAAATGTGTGTATGGTGCTTTCAAAGTGTGGAAAGTGTGTGGTGCACGGTTGGCACACGGTTGACGCTACACTCCTGTGTAGGTCGGGCTATGGGCCGTCATAATCTATATATGGAGGTCCATTATGAAGTCGAAACCATCCAATGTCACGGTGTGGTCACTGAAACAACTACGGCGAGACATCCTCAGGATCAGTGATGAGGCGTTACTTGATGCTCTATCACGTGGTATCGAGGAGAACAATAGCAAGGACACTGACTCAATAGGTCGTGCGGTAGAGCTATTGTCTAAATGTATACGTGAGGCATCTGAACTGTTGAGCGTATCGGCTAACGTTCTGAAGTACGTACAAACTAAGGCACCTGAGAAGGGTAGAGTCTCTGAGATAGAAGACTGCTTACGATGTAAGCAACCGGCATTACCTCACCCTATCAGTGGCTTCTGCTCTGACTGTAACAAGCTATGGAAGTCAAGTGGTCACGAGGACCGTGCCTCATTCATTGCTTCTGGTATACTGAAGGTAGCTAAATGAGTCCGTATAGACCACCGGATGCTCGGTGGGATGACGACAATGGTGACACTAGAGGGTTCAATGGATTCCCTAGCGGTGGACCTGTAGTGCCTTACGGTGTCCCTATGTGTTTCGAGTGTCTCGAATGGCCTGCAATGCTTGACGATTCACGGTGTCCTGTTTGTAGCTTCGCCCATGCCCGACGAGTCAAGAAGGTGAACCGGTGAGAATCTCCTGCTATTGTGGTGACCCTAGCTGTACGGATACGTTTCTCGTTGACTACGAGCCACGATCAGCCGCTGGATTTCCGACGAACAGTGCGCAACCTGCTAGCCGGTATGACGAATACTTCAACGGTGAGGAGTATATAGAGCCGTATTACAACGGTGATGTGTCTATGGAACAGTACACACCTGGCATCCGCATCCTGAAGGCTGATAAATACGTTCAGATATCTCTACATACAGTAGCGTATGCGACTGATAGTGGGTTCATCCGCTTGGACATGTCTGGTAACGTTACGCTTAACGGTTGTGACTCTACGGTGACCTATCACCTAGACTCGTACAATGCTGATCGTATGACATTCAACGCTACAAAGGTGTTGGAATCATGAGCAGGAATATCTGGCAGCGTTTAGCCAAATGGTGTGTACCTGATACAAGCCTCACGGTGAGCATGTGTTACAAAGACTGGCACTACATCACCTATCCTTGGATGTGGGAGACCACTACCAACTGTACATGTCTCGTCTGCCGGACGGTGGCGACGACGATACAGGCCAACAACTACGTGCCCCCTTACGGCAGGTACGCCTACCGGCGAGGTGTGTAGTGTCCAGATTGCCTCGTAGCTGTTCATGCGGTGCTATTCATCAACCTAGGCAACCCTGTCCGCTCACAGTGCTGCGAAACGTTCCAGGATGGGCTAGTACTAGTAAGAGGATTATCAAGCGTGATGACGAGCGATGCCAGATTCAACTAGACGGATGTACTGGCATTGCAACGACAGTAGACCATATTGTGCCTCGATCTGACGGTGGAGGTCATGAGGATTCCAACCTGCGAGCAGCTTGCAAGCATTGCAACAGCGCTAGGCAGTCGCTGACCTACAACAACACTCCCTACAACAAGGCACTCCCTAAAAAGGCACTACGGTGACAAGAGTTAGTCCTGATACCTGCGACGACGGATTCTGCCCGTCGTGCTGTGCGCTGGCAGACGAGGCTTGCCACCGGCCGGATGGTTCACCGAGGCCAGATCACAAGCGCCGCCACCCAATGCCGAAAACTGCTAGACCCCCTTATAAACAAAGGGTTTCACGGTGAAGGTTTTTGCTCAAACCCCTTATAAACAAAGGGGTTTTTGACTTGTGATTCGAGGGATCACGACGAAAGGTCCTTTTAGGACCTTGCCACGAGAGGCTTTGTACGGTGCCCTCGAAACCGGGTTTGAGCGTCAATACCGTGCCGATATAGGAACACTATTGCCAGTGTGTGTAGTCGATGTGTGTATGTGGTAGTAGTAGTCTCACGGTTGGCCTATACGTACTGCTAGTACGTATGTGTGTACACATCATATAATCATTGATGTTTAACAATGTGTGTGTGTGTCGTGTGTGTGTACGTCCACACCACACATATGTGTCATGTACGTACATACCACACACATGCATATTCACTATATAGGGGTATATTCACACACTGGTGAATATGCATACATAGTGAATATGCTCAACATGCATATAAATCAAGGTGTGTGAGCACACACACACCCACTACACACCATGTATGTGTATATGTAGTGACGTATGTATATTGTCATCATATATGACACATGATATGTGTACATCACTATCACACATGATACACCTATGCACACACTACACACTCATGGCATGTGTATGACAATACACACACTATGTGCATATTCTATGTGTATACTATGTGCATGTACTATGTGTATGTACAGCACACATGCTCTATAGCTACACCTCATCATTCGTGTATGCTATAGGCTATATATAATGTATGGGGGTGGGTAAAACATCTCTATAGATGGTCGTTTTCTCACTCGCTCCGACGCCGCATCCTGTACGGATTTTGAGGTTCACTTTACAGCTGTAAGCTTAGAAACACCCTGGTCAGAGGCTTGCGGGCTCGAGGTTTTTGGCAGTCCACTGACACCAGTTTTACCGGCCAGCGTCCGGTGCATGCACACACAGGCCGATACCAAATCGTTCCATACACTAAATCAGCCCACCTAGATAGGAGCTATTCCAATGACCGGTACACGAGGTCCCACCTCCAAGCCTGCTGCCACTAGGCGGCGGCGCAATACAGTAGAAGAAGCAGACGTGATTGAAGCAGTGGTAATCCCTGAGGCTCCCTACGCCGCCGAACCCAGCTGGCAGGACTACATCCAGCGCCTGTGGTACAACCTCGCTAAGGGGTCCATGGCGCAGTACTACCAGGCCACAGACTGGGACCAGGCATTCATTACTCTCACCGTCCTCGATGAGTGTATCTGTAACCCGAGTCCGACCTCCGGCCAGATCAATGGAGCGCTCTATTCAGCTTGCATGTCTGACCTAACGAGGCTGGGAGTGACCGAGAACGACCGTCGCCGCATGCGGATCGAGACAAAGCCTGCTGCTACCGGGCCTGATCCGGTGCAGGTTGCTAAGGACGGGCTCACTTTGAGGCTGCTACAGGGAGGTTCCAGTGCCTAAATGGACGCTACATAACACCTTAGGGTTCGAGGTAATCGGATGGTGCATGGATTGGGTGCTGCAACCTGACGGTCCTAAGGCTCGTGACCCATGGGAGTTCACTGACGAACAGGCCATGATGGTCCTCGAATGGTACGCCATTGACTCCAAGGGAGCATTCATTTACCGGCGTGGAGTCATCCGGCGCATGAAGGGATGGGGTAAGGACCCACTCATTGCCGTCCTATGCCTTGCTGAGGCATGTGGTCCGGTCATGTTTGACTACTTTGATGCTGATGGAACAGCCCGAGGCAAGCAGCATCCGGCTCCGCTGGTCCAGGTAGGAGCAGTAGCGAAGGAACAAACGAAGAACACTATGACACTTCTTCCCGCTATGATGGGTTCACCTGGATCAAAGTTCAGGACCGTATACCAGATTGATGCAGGCAAGGAGATAGTCTATGTGCGCTCAGGGCTCGGTCGTATTGAAGCAGTCACTAGTTCGCCATCAACGCTCGAAGGTGCTAGGTCCACTTTCGTGGTACTCAATGAAACTCACCACTGGATCAAGACAAATGCAGGCCACGACATGGCTGACGTTATCCGTCGTAACACTTCTAAGGGTAGGGATGGTGGCGGTCGTTCACTCGAAATCACGAATGCTCACCTTCCAGGTGAGGATTCTGTTGCCGAACGTACTTACGTGGCGCACCAGAAAGGTGCCCTCAAAGGAGTATGGTATGACTCTCTGGAATCACCGCCTATCGGTGACTGTACTTCCCCCTGTACAAGGAAGCACTGTATCCACGATGAGAAGCTAGTCAAGGCTGGGCTGACGATTGCCCGAGGTGGTAGCTACTGGGTCAATGTAGATCGGCTGTACGAGGAGATTCAAGACCCATCAACACCTGCTTATATCTCTCGCCGGTTCTACTTGAATCAGGTAATAGCGGTGGACCTCGACCGCTGGTTGCCTGTTGGTGCATGGGCTCCCCTTGCTCGTCCGGGACTCACAATCCCTGATGGCGCTAGGGTAGTGATAGGCTTTGATGGTTCATACAACGGTGACGCTACAGGCATCACAGCTGTCAATGTAGACGGCTCGCCAAAGCTGGTACAGACTATAGGATGTTGGGAACGACCCACAGAGTTGAAGTCAAATGAAACCTACCGTATCCCACGAGAAGAAGTACTAGCAGTGCTACGAAAGTGTTTCTCCAGATGGCGGGTTATTGAACTGTGTGTTGACCCAGCGCTCTGGCAGTCCGACCTTGAAAGTCTCCTTGACTCAGGGTTCCCGGTCGTGGAGTTTACCCAGCGAGGACAGCGTATGTTCGATGCCACTCAGCGTGCTTACGAACTGGCGACAACGCCAGACCCACCGGGATTAATCCATGATGGCAACCCTGACCTTACGAGACACGTCGGTAATGCGGTGGTCAAGGTTGACTCCCGAGGCCCGAGATTGGTCAAGGTTCACGAGCGTTCCGTACAGCACATTGACTTAGCCGTTAGTATGGTGATGGCCCTCCAACGAGCCTACGAGATAGAGCTAGAGGCAGAGTTCGCTACCGCTCTATTCGCCAAGGATTTCGTGGAACAGGTTGATGAGACAGCACAAGCGAGGGAACCACGAGAACCTAAGATCATCACACAAGCGGACTACACCATACCCAATCAGTTCAACATCGGACCCAAAAGGTAAAAAGGTAAAGCCATGATCTACTTGCCCTACACCAAGCTTGACCCGCTTGTGACTGACGCCCTCGACGCCACTGGCAGACCATACACACCGGTATACGTAGGCGGTTCTGATGACGCCTACTGGAAGTTGCTCTCCCGGCTATGGGTTAGTCTGGAAGACTTCACCTTAGTAGAGCATACCGTCATTGTACATCCAACAATATTTGATGAGCTAGACGCCTGCGATCAAGGCTGGTGTGGCTATCCTCATGTGTCCCGAGGTCACAAAATCTATGGTCTTGGCTGTATAAGGTTCCGTGGTTGGTTCACAGATTTACAACCTAACGCCCTGCGTGAGGTGGCTATGTGTAGTGATAAGCAACACAAGCGCAAACATTGGTGTACAATAGATATGTACCTCCAGGGTATTTGTCTGGCCGGTCGTAAGTGCATGCACGAGACTCTCCTTGGCAAGACCTATGATGGCGGTGGGCATGGTTGCCATTTAACCTTCAAGCCGATGATTCCTGCCTACATGCTTCAGAGGAATCAGGCTGACATTGCTCGGCGTGCTAACGAGGATTGGAACAACGAGCAGTAACTCAACTTTGTCTGGTAGCTCAGTGGCAGAGCGTGCGCCTGTTAAGCGTGATGTCGGAGGTTCGAGCCCTCCCCGGACAGCAACATACCAACAACTCACGCTATTGGTGAGTTTGTGGTGTTTCACTAGTATGTTTACGTATCTTACGCAGGTGGTGTAATCGGCAACACACTTGGCTCTGAACCAAGAGAGTCTAGGTTCAACCCCTAGCTTGCGTGCTCTATAACAGAAAGGGTTAGCTCATGCCCAAGCTAGACCTCAGACAACGCAGACATCTTCACATCAACGCTGGCAATGTGCTGGAGTTCTTTGGTGCTGCTATGGGAACGACCGCCATGTATCTCTACGTGGGGTTGCCTGCTGCACTGGGGCTGGGAGCTATGCTCCTCATCCTCGGTGCAGAGTTCAGCCTCTCTGACCACGTATGGCGGCTCCCTATGTTTCTACGCCCGCATCCAGTCAACCGGTTTAAGTCGTGGCGCTTCTATCGTCGTCACGGAGTGAGGGTTAAGGCATAACTATGACAGTACGCCAGCAGCGTCAAAGGTCGAAGAACCCGCAGGAACGTGGCGCTCCGCTGTCGGCAGGAGGCTGGGGCGGATGGATGTCCGACCCGGCAGCTATTCCTCCTCCGTCTGTATATAACCAGGCTGTCTCTGGTGTCATTGTTAATGAGCGCAGCATCATTTCAATCATGGCTATGGCATCCTGTGTCCGTGTTCTCGGTGATGCTGCATCAGGTATCACGCCTCATGTGCATCGCCAGCAGGGTCACGTCCGTAAGTTCTCTGACCCCGAGGTAGACCCGCCTGACGTTATATGGGATCCCTGTGCTGACATTGATCGTGAGCAGGTTGACTTCAACCTCGTGGCATCGTGGTGTCTCGGTGGTAATGGGTACTTCCATATCATCGACCGTGAGGACGGCTTGAACCCTTCACAGGTAGAAATCCTTTCACCTTCAACTATGCTAGTGAGGCTAATCAATGGCAAGCGAGTCTATCGAGTCGGTTCCGAAACAAGCCCAGTTATTCCAAATAGAGACATCATTCACGTACCCTGGCTGTCCCTTGCCGGTGGGCTCGTGGGACTCAATCCCGTTGAGATCGGAGCCGTCGGGTTCGGGCTTACGATTGCTCAGAACGAATATGCCTCTCGATACTTTGCCCAAGGAATCCATCCAACCGGTCTGCTTAGTCTTGACAAGCCTCTAAGGGAGCCTGATAAAGAGCGTGTTATTGACGAGTTGATGACTAGACATGGCGGGCTCGCACAGTCTCATACCCCCCTGGTCCTCGACTCGAATGCTAAGTGGACACAGATCAGCGTCAACCCGGCCACTGCTCAGTTGCTAGAAGGACGAGCCTTCTCTCGGTCTGAGGTCAGTGGCTTCTATGGAGTCCCCGGACACCTCATCGGAAACACGGATTCTAAGGACCCGTCTGCTGCCACAGGGCTGCAGGAAATGGTCATGGGCTTTGCGCTGTTCGCTCTAAGCGGCTATACACGTCGGCTCGACCGGATGTATACACAGCTTCTTCCTGCTGGTTACTACTGCCGTCGTAATGTGCAGGACTTGTTCAACACCAACTATGAGATGTTGGGTGAGTATGTGTCTTCTCTCCGTACGAATAGTGTTGGTACCCCGAACGAACTGCGTGAGTTGGTCAAGCTTCCTCCGTCTACCGAGGATGGCGCAAACTCCTTGTTTGCTCCTATCAACTCTGCTCACTCTGACTTCATGGTTGAGGGCGGTGGCGCACTGCCCGCTAACCCTGCTGCTGCTGATACTGGTGCTGCCAGTAACACGCCAAAGCCGCCACAGCCTGTTCCTGCCGGGGATACGGTTGCCCCGCCACAGCGTGATGAGGCATGGCCGTGGCCCGAATGGCGTCTAAGTGAGCGGCGCTAGTTGGTGGCAGCACCGCTGGGAAGGCCAGGAGCACGGATGGCACGGCGAGTTTGAGTCTGGTAAGGAATCCATAGAGGCAGTTCCTGCCGAGGCTCCCGCCGTTCCTGAGGTCGCCGGTACTAACCTCGACCCGGCACCTGAAGGGCGAGATGTCACCGACACAAACACAGCTGATGCAGTACTAGCTGCTGGAGCTAAGGACTCACTCATTGGTGACCTTGGACATTTTGACGCTGAAGATGGGAAAGTGGTGTTCAGTGAGGCTGAAGCTAAGCTAGCTAAGGGAGAAGTGTCAAGTAATCTTGCTGATCATATAACTAGTAGCACTGGTGACTTGATGCTCGCTGCCGGATACTCACAAGGTATGATTGACAGTTACCTGAAGTTGTCCGGCTCGCTAGATTCCATTCCTGGGGCAACTCTAAGGAATAACGCTACCTCGATGATGATTGCCGGGTGGGCTAGCACATCCAATGACTCTGACAAGACAAGTCTGGCTATGCAAGAATCTGCAGCCAAAGAGTTTGGGCTTACTAACACAATGGGTTGGAATACCTTTACTACTGCCGTACACACCGCTGCTCCTGCGGAGCACGCTGTAACCGTCCAGGATAAGGTTGACAGCATTCTTGCTCAAAGTGGGCAGACTCAACAAGACTTCTTGCGTGCACAGTATGATGCTACTCAGCAGTTGTTTAAGGACAATGGAGTAGCTACTATCACACTCTATCGAGGACAATCCGCACCGCCTGTCTCTCCTAATGGGTGGACACAGCTGCCACGAGAACGGTATAGCGGTGTCCTACTGCAACATGCTGATAGCGTACAGATGCGTCCTATGTCATCGTGGTCGAGCAGCGCTCCGGCTGCTGCCGTGTTCACAGGGCGCTATGACAATGCAGATGCGCCAGTACTGATGACAGCCCAGGTGCCAGTTAACCAAATCTTATCTACGCCTCGTACAGGGTTCGGTTGCTTAAATGAGCATGAGTTCGTTGTACTAGGAAATGTCCAAGACGTGAAGGTGCAAGATCTATCTAACGAGAAGCCGTATAACTAATGGACAGAGCAACGCTCGATGAAGACTGGATCAAGTTGGGTACATGGGATGTGCGGAACCCTGACGGTTCGCTCGTCACTACCCTCGAAGACTACTGCTACCCTAACGTTCCTACGGATGAGGACGTGCGAGCCTTCATGGCATTGCCAAGCTGGTATGCGGCTCCGCTAACTCTGCGCCTCGCTGCTGTCCGCTTTCTTGTGTCACACCCTCCGAACCCGAACCCGCTTACCGCTAGGCAGGTCACCTGGGATAACGGAGTTATCACGTATGAGGCTACCTGCTATGACTGCGGTGGACACGTATGGTTTGGTAAGGATCAAGGCTGGCGACACGACACTGACGAGAAGACTAACGAGCGCTTTGCTCGCTATGAGGATGCGCCTGCTGTTGTCCCGGCTCCTGTTCCTACACCGGTTGTTATCAGTCGAGTGGTTCTGCGCTATGAGGATCAGCCTCGTGACCCTGATGGCCGGTTTGGTTCAGGCAAAGAGAACAAGCCGTCGAAGGAGAATGATGCAGCAGCGTCAGCTGATGTACCACCTACTCCTGCAGAACTGGGCTTGAACGACACGAGCGCCAAGTATGATATGTACACGCCTACCGGTGCTACTTGGACTGGTGGCACTCCAATGACAGAGCAGTCTCTTACTGCTATGTACAAAGAGATTCCTCAGGGGAAGTCGTTTGCCTTTAACCCTCACGACGGCTCAGTACCAACAACCGGATTCACAGTTGGGTCTGCTCGTGAGGTTGAGCTAACTCAACCGCATGTAGAGGTTGGGGAGCCGGGGGCAACGCCTTCCTCCGAGTTTGGTGTCATGGCAATGGCGCAGATTGCTGCACGCCCTGACGTGTCCCTATGGCAAGGTCGTATGGGCGCTGATGGCAACATTGTGCTACAGCCTGCTGAGGTAATCGAGAACCCATATCAGGCAGCACAGTCAGGTGTTGAGCGTAACTCTGTCTCGATCACGGATAATGCAGCTGCTGCAAGTGACGCTAAGGCACTCGATACTGCTACCCAGGCTGGCACGCCACCTCCTGATCCAACATCCAATGCTGTGTTCACTTATGGGACTGGTAAGGCCGACCAGTTGAATCCGGCATTTATGCCACCATTGATTACTGAGAAGGAGGCTGCAGGACATAATAGCGAGGCAGTTAGTCTCCAGCAGTTTCGTGACTTGCAGCAACAGGGATACACAACTCTGAACGCTGCATTGGCAAATCAGACAGGTACTCAGGCGTTTGATTCTCCTCAGCAATGGGAGCAGATTAAGTCGGATGCATTCCAGTCGGTACAGGATTCGTGGGGTGGACAGACTCTTGATCCTCAAACAGGACAGCCAATAAACCCGACCACTGGCCTCGCTGTTACGGTTCGTGATCCTGGGCAGAATGCCGTTGTGATCCCTGAGAATGCTACGCAGGATCAGTTCAACACAGCAATGGATCAAGCGAAGGAACAGTTTGCTACACAGCTTAATGGTAAGGCTATTAACCTCGGCGTGTTTCACAATGATGATGCCAAGACTATTGAGATTGACCCAGCTATGCTCGTGCCAGATGCTGCTACTGCTGATGCGGTTGGTGCCTATACAGGCGCTACTGGTGGTGCCTATGACTATGGTAAGGTTCCCGGCACTGATGACCATTGGATTCCTCACGTTGAGACTGGGCGTATGGGTACCGGTAAGGCCGGTGATGGCCCTGCATCTGTAACTGGTGAAACCAACATGACAACGCTGGCTGCATATAGCCCTGAGCTACAGGACCGTATGGCAGAACAAGCACTGAATGGTACAGCTAAGGACAAGGATAGTCCGACAGGCCAAAGCCTTCCTGCCAACATTGGTGATGGAACGGTTGCCGGTGCAGTCCAGGCAATCTCTGACAACTATCTCGCTGCTGCTAACATCTCGAATGCTCAGCAATATGCTGCAGCTATTACATGGTATGGACGAGCAAACATTGAGGCTGGAAACATTTCTAAGGATTCAGGGATTACCCTTAACCAAGGTGCCGGTATGGTGGCTGCTATGTCACCACAGAACCAGTGGGTAACAAACGTAGCCGGTACACGGTTTGTGGCTGAGAACCTCTCAGCTAACCCACCGGTCAATCTCCCACAGGAAGTCATTGATGCTAAGGCTGCTGATGGTGTCATTATACAGAATGGGGTTGGGTTTAGGGATCAGGTAGATAGCCATGCAACAGCGGTAGCACTAAGCGAGACTGCAAAGGCTGCTGATCTTAAATGTAATCCTATCTATGGCACGAAGAAGGATGGTGATCCGTACAAGATGAACCTCGGTGTTACGAACAATGTTGAGAAGGCTGTTGACATCTTCAATGGTGCTAATCCTCGGGACGTGTTGGGTGGCTCAAAGGTAACCTCGTTCGACAACAACATGGTGAATCCGAACCCGGCTGCACCCATTGCAGACCAGGACGTGACCATTGATGGCTGGGAAGCCAGCATTGCCGGAGGGGCTAGCGTTTATGGGAGCAAGGCCGTGAATGGGGTTCCCTACGGTGAAATCCTCCTAAAGGGTACGCCGGGGGATGTTAAGCAAAACTCGGACTCTTGTTACCCATTGCTTGCTGATGGACTGCGTGATGCGGCTCAGCGCTTTGCTGATACTAATGGCGTGGCAATGACGGGTCCCGCCTTCCAGGCACTTACCTGGGGTACGACACAGGACGCTAGCGGCTCCAGTTCCGGTAATAACCCATACCAGGAAGGTATATACGTGGTGCAAAAATGAACGCACAACAGCTAAACGATTACATATACATCGGTGGGTTCACTCCTGATGAGGTTACACCGGAACTCAAAGAGGAGATTGAATACCTCGATGAGTCCGACAAGATGAACCAACTATACAAGTCAATCGGCATGCCTTCAGCATGCAACTATGACTATCAAGAACTCAACCACCTGGCAAAACTACTGGGTATTCCATACGTCATAGAAATAGGCGGTTACGACCAGCGTGGTTTGTGATATGATGGATAGCAAGGAGTCCTAATGACTGACCAAGAACGTGCCGAGTCTTACGGGGCTCTTAAAGAAGTTCTCAGCAATGCCGTTGCCGATAAGTTCGGTGGTAAGAACGACTACACATACGTGACCGACTTCTCGGATACGTGGGTGGTCTTTGATCTGAATGGTGAGAAGCAGCAGTGCAGCTACACCATTGACGTTGACAACACCGTAGACCTAGGGAAGGCAACCATGGTAGCTGAAGTTAAAACTTATACGCCCATGGATACTAAGTCCGCTACGGTACCGGCTGTTGCTAAGCGTCACTGGTCCTTGCACGAGTACGATCCTCCCCAGGTGGCAGACTTCCAGGTACGAGCAGCTTCTGAGGGCTCGACCGATGTCGGTGTTATCGGGTGGCCTTCTGTCACTGGTGTGGCATATGAAGTCTCCGACTGGCTTGGTGAGTATACCGAGACTATCCGTGCCGGTGCATTCGGCAAGACCCTGAAGGAGTCAGACTATGTGCCCCTCCTGCTCGACCACCGTGGTGATGTATTGGCCGCTTACTCGTCCGACCCCAACCGAACAATGGACATGGCTGAAGACGGTAAGGGCCTTCGTATGGAGGCTGGCCTCGATGTGGTAGGCAATAGCTCTAGCCGCACTGTTGTGTCCGGCTTGAACCGTCGAGACTACTCGAAGATGTCGTTCGCATTCCGTGCCACAAAAGAGGAGTGGAATGAGGACTACACCCAGCGTGGCGTTGGAGAGCTTCAGCTGTTCGATGCATCCATCGTTAAGTCACCGGCCTCTAAGGCGACATCCGTGGGCCTGCGGAGTGACATGCTCGATATCCTCGGACGTGAGGGCATTGCACTCATGTTTGCAACCCGAAGCGTATTCGAGGTTGAGAACCGTGGTACGGAACGCCCGCTTGCAGCGGCAGAGGAAACTCTCATTGAGTCTGCTATGCACGCCCTGCGTCTGGTTGATGAGCGTATGTCCGGTGACCCGCTCTACCGTTATAGCGGTCGTGCTAGGACCTTCATCGTGTGCGACCTTATGGAGCAAGTCAGAGCGGGGCAGACTCTTACCTCGTCGGACGAAGGTACACTTCGCAAGGCGATGGAAGCACTATCAGCAGCAGGTAATACGCTGACTAAGGTGCAAGGTGCCATTGACGAAACGAGCCGGGCTATCGAGGCTGTTGTTAACCTCACGCCGGATCAGAATCCTGAGAAGGGTAATGGTACTGCTAATGACAGTGCAGCCGGTACAGGATCAGGTGGCAAGCCTGGCGAATCCGTATTCCCGAACGATGGCGGTGGCACTCGTTCTATTCCAGCAACAGTTCGACAAGCACAGCGTGAACTTGAACTTATCAAGTTGCGAGCTAACAAGCGGTAAATAACCCGCCCGCACTTCCCCCGTAGTGATACGGAGCGGTCGGGCCTAATATAGGAGAAATACAATGGCACAGTCCTTCGTTTACAATGGTACTATTGACCTCGGTGATGGTTCCGATGGATCACTTGACTTCATCTATGCTGGTTCCACAGCCGTTGCTGGAGCTACCCTTTCGGGCGGGGTTTATACCCTGACTCGTGACATCTTTGCTACGTCCATTACGGTGGAGCAGAATGTAGTCATCAAGCCTGCCGGGTTCCGTATTCGGTGCCAGGGTACGCTCTACTTCAACACAGCTAACCTTTCTGCACAGTCTGTGCCAACGCCGGGAGTCATCTCGGATAACGGAGGCAATGCTTCTGGTATCACTCCTGGTGCTGCTTTGACTACTAGTGGTACATTGCAGCGTAAGTCCTTTATCGGTGGTGCTCAGGGTACACAGGGTTCACAGGGAACTGCTGCTACCTTCCTCTCCCTTGGTGGAGTTGGAGGCGCTGGTGGTGCTCAGCACGGTTCTCAGTATGGGGGTGCTCAGTCAGCTGTTCCTGTTGGACCTACTGGTGCACAGGGTTCTGTCCACGATGAGAACTTTGTGAACAATGGTTTCATTACTGCTAACCCACTCATTGGGGCTCAGCCTACCTGGGGTGGCGCTGGTGGCGGTGGCGGCGAGTTTGGTGGTTCAACAAGTGTTGCTGGCTCTGGTGGTGCTGGTGGTGGAGTCATCTATATTGCAGCTGGATACATTGGTGGAACTGGGACTATCGAGGCTCTCGGTGGTGGTGGTGGTAACTCCTCTGGTACTACGTCTACTGCTGGACCTGGTGGTGGCGGTGGTGGTGGCGTTCTCATTCTCACTACGAAGTCTCCTGTTGTCACTAATGGTGCAAATGGTGTCGGCCTCACATTGTCAGTTGCTGGCGGTGCTGCAGGCACGCTTGTTACTGGTGGAACCGGTCTTGCCGCTGCTGCTGGTCAAGCTGGAAACATCTATCAGTTCTCGCCACAGGCTTAAGGAGTCAACATGGCTAACAACGATTCTTCACAGCTTTCCCCGGTCTATAAGACGGCAACCTATACGGCAGCCAACGGCGACTTTGTTGTTGCTACGTCTGGTTCCTTTACGGTTACTCTCCCGAAGAACCCGGCAGTTGCCGTGGCGACCTCAGCGGGGGTTGCCTCCGCTGGTGGAGTCACGAACACTCCTGGGCTATTCCCTCAGCATGTCAGGGTCCGTAACAACGGGTCTGGCACTGTGACTGTTATGACTTCAGACAGCACTACGGTCGATGGTATTGCCGGTGCTACTGGCGCTGTTCTTGCACAGTACGAGGGAGTTGACCTTTACACGGATACGTCCGGTAACTGGGTCTGCCTCGAAGGTAAACACACGTAACTAGAAGGGTCATACCATGATCGTCGGTTTCGACATTGATGGCACGATTGACTCCTTCCCTCAGGTGTTCCTCGGCCTGTGTACTGCACTCGTGTCCGCTGGGCATCAGGTGTGGATTATCACAGGGGCGTCAGGGGACAAAGTAACTCAGGCAGAGACTAACGGTAAAGAGTCTCTCCTCATAGGGTTGGGGTTCGGTAAGGGTTCATACAGCAAACTGTTTGTACTTCCTGAACCCCATGCCCAAAACAAAGCCAAGCTGCTAGCTAAAGAACATGTCGATCTGATGATCGACAACAACACAAAGAACGCTAAAGCAGCGAAGGAAATCTGTCCAGTACTCATACTGTGGCAGAGTAAGACAAAGGTCTAACACACAGCCGGAACTATCGCACCACTCTCTGCCCAAGAGCCGGAACGCTAGGTACCACTTGGTGGGTAAAGCAATATAACTACCAAGCCCCTAGGAGGGCATCATGGCAAAAGAACTGAAGAATGCAAGGGCGGCTCTCGAAGCTGCTCGGGCACTCAGGGATGAGAAGGTTGCCGATCTGGAGAAGATCGTCACGGCTGCGGCCACGGAAACTCGGGACTTCACTCCCGCTGAGTACGAGGCTCGTGGGCGTCTTTCTGTTGAGATTGAGCAGAACAACAAGAACGTCCTTAGTGCTGAAGATAACGTGAATACCGCTGAGGCGGCTAAGCGTGTGGCCCGCAAAGCTGAGCGTGCAGAGCTTGCTCGCATTGGCTATGCGTATGAGACTCCTGGTGATGGTATCATCACCCGAGCTTCTACTCACAAGACGTATGAGGAAGGCTCGCCTGTTGGCTGGCTGAAGGATGTCGTGGTTTCGTCTGTCATCGGCCACCCTGGTCGTCGGGCAGCGGACAATCGGCTCGCCGCTCACGCTCGTGAGATGCACCAAGACCTCGTTGAGATTGACCAGAAGACTAACCAGTCTCGTACCCCGGAGGAGAACTACCGTCTTCGTCAGGGTCTAGAAGGTCTTAACACTCGTGATGGCAATGGTGGACCTAAGAACTACCGTGACCTTTCAACTTCGACCGGTGCTGGTGGAGAGTTTGTTCCACCGCTGTTCGATACGAAGGCGTGGATTGAGTTCCTCAGGGCTGCTCGTGCGCTCGCTGACTGTCAGAATAACCAGCCGCTCCCCGATGGAACCATGGGCGTTACACTGCCTAAGGTGACTGGTGGTACTGCGGTTGCTGCACAGAATAGCCAGAACACTGGCGTTGCTGAGCAGGATGCACAGACGGCGTTCGTCACCTTCCCGGTGGTTACCAAGTCCGGTCAGCAGAAGATTTCTCTGCAGCTGTTGGAGCGCTCGCCGCTTGACTTCAGCAGGGTCATCATGCAGGACATGGGTAGGGCCTACGCTCAGGTTGTTGATGTTGCTGTCGCTTCCGGTAATGGTACCGGCGTCGGTAACTACGACATCAGCGGTGGTACTGATGTCACTGGTATTCTGAATACCAATGGCATTGGAATTACGACATGGACGCTATCTGGCGGTGCGCAGGCTGGAGTCCAAGGTCTTTATGGGCAGCTTGGTCAGGCTAAGGCGAACGTGGCTAACACGATCTTCCAGCCTGCAACTCACTGCTTCATGACCCCAACCCGTTGGGAATGGCTCGCCTCGCAGTTTGACTCACAGCAGCGTCCTCTCGTCGTTCCTACCTACCAGGGACCGTTCAATGCGGCTGTCCTCGGTACTGACGGACCGGTTGCACAGGGTGCTATTGGGCGGAAGGTTTCGGGCCTCGACACGTTCGAGGATGCCAACCTCCCGACCACGGCGGGCACGGGGGACCAGGATATCGTCCTTGTTGGTAAGTTTGATGAGAACTATCTCTACGAGTCTCCTCAGGTCTTCCGAGTCCTGCCGCAGACCTATGGGAACCAGCTTACGGTCCTGCTTCAGGTGTATGGCTACATGGCCTTCACCGCAGCCCGATACCCCACGGCCAACCAGGTAATCACTGGTAACGGTCTTGTGTATCCTCCGGTGTTCAACAGCTAAGTTGTTGAATAGCCACCCTAACCTATAATAAGGATTCTCCATATTATAGGTTGAGGGTTAACCCTAAAGACGTGCGGTCTGGTTCGGGGGTAGCGGGCAATATCACCCGAACCAGCCCACGTCGTTTTTGCCCGATAGGAGAAATATCATGGCTTTGAGTACCGACATAATGAATAACACGCAGGATGTCCCTACACCATTTAATCACCCGGACACTTACATCGCTGCACTACGTGTGGAGTTGGGGCGTCACCCTGAGAACAAGGACGTTATCGAGGCTGAGATTGCCAAGGCTGACAAACGAGAACGTCCAGTCGTTCTTGCTGTTTCAGACACAGGAGAACCCGTCGTGGACCACACCGTTAGATACCTGATCGGACTCGAAGAAGAACTTAATCGACACCCGGAGAAAGCTACCGAGATTCGTGCGGAGATTAAGCGAGTCAAGGCTCGTAGAGATTCTGTCGGTCAGCGTGGTGTTGAGCGTGCCGTCACTGACCGTAGGACCAAGCTAGATAAGGACTAAGGGTAAGCATGGCGTTCTCTCTAGTTACCCTTACTGGCTCCTATACAGATGGACAAGGCTCACAGATGTCAGGTGAACTCACGTTCACGCTGGCGGGTGTCATGTCCAATGACCGGATCACGGCTCAGCCAGTCTCTTACATCGTAGCGCTCGTAGGAGGTGCCTTCTCGGTCGCTCTGTATGCAAATACGGACGCCGGGACCATTCCTACTGGAATGTTGTGGCAGGTAACAGAGGCGCTGTATGGCACACAGACGGGCGCTCAGGCGCAGGCAAATGCTAGGGACTACAACATTGAGGTACCGGGTAAGGTCATTGAGACTAACGGTACTACGTCTGCGCTCCTCGGGGCACAGGCAATCCAGCTATCTACGCTCCAATGGGCACAGGTGGTTCCGGGTCAGTCCGTTACGGGCTCGGGTGTCCAGGCTGGCACATTCGTAACTGGCGTCGATGCAGGGCTAAACCAAGTAACGATATCGAACAACCTCTTGTCCTATGGGACTGGACTGTCGTTCACATTCGGTGCAACCATTGATATCTCTGCATTGATGCCAGGTACACCACAGGGATTCACACCTACTGGCTCGAACCCTGCCGGTGACGAAGCATTCGGTACGTATCTTGATACGGTAGAAGTGCAGAACTACTTGCAGTTCTCCAGCGGTGTTCAGGTCGGTGGAGAACAGTCCGTTCTCCTGCAGAGATTCATTGATGCTGCATGCATGCGGGCGCAGACTATTGCGAATAGGCCATTTGGTTCAACCACATTCTATGAGCGTCATGATGGTTGGTCCGGGGAATACATCCAGCTTCACTACAGCCCATTCGTACAACTGGTATACTGTAGAGAGTGGCAATCGTCCGGTGGGATGATTGATCTTACGGAGTCAACTCCTGAGAACCCCATTGAGGGTATTCAGATCAACTACCATTCCTCTCGGATCATGAGAACCTTCGCTGGCTATTCGTGGCCTCGCCCGTTCTTTCCTGGTTCTCGAAACATCGAGGTTGCCTACAAGGCAGGTATCAATCCGGTACCGGCTGATGTGTGGCAAGCTACCTGTGATCTAGTGGCTTACTGGTGGAGAAACACGCAACAGTCCAGCGCCGCATTCGTTCCAGGGCAGGAAGGCTATGGTGGTGAACAGAGCCAGTCTGACGGACTGTGGCCTGGGATTCCTAATCGGATTTTCGATGTGTTCAACTCCTATAGACTGCCGAGCATTGGGTAATGGATACGCTCACTTCCTCAGCGCCAGCAACCTATGCAGCCCTCGCCGGTCTGCTCACTACAGCGTGTGGTACACAAGCTACCCCGGTCAACTTCTTTGACTTCGAGATTCTTGAATATCAGCCTGGTGCTTACATCATGCTCACGGAGATTAATGGACACGAGTTCTCGTGGGAAGCTATGAACTATGAGTTCATCGAGACATACCACATTCTTGGTCTGTGTCGGTTTCTAACGGGTAGCGTTGGCCCTCAGGCAACTGAGGCTGTTCTATCTGGTACTTACAATCTATTCACGAATATTGTCATGAAGACTGTCGTGAACAATCGTGGGGCGCCTGGGGTACCCGTCCTTGGTGTTACCTCGTACCCCAGCCCCTACGAGATTCGTCCAGACTACGCTCAATACAAAGGAACACCTGCCAGCTTCGGTGCAGGGCAAGGTGGCTTCCAGGGTGTAATCGACTTCTCATTCCAACTTAAAGCATTAGTCGCTCCTAACTAAGGATTCAGATGGCTACCATTCAGAACGATACAGGGCAAGGACAGCTTCTCGGTGATACGTTTGTCGAGGCTGGTGGGCTGGCTGACACGGAAGACCGAGCCCCTGCCGGTTGGTCCATTGTAGGAGATACAGCTGCGGCTGAGGCTGCAGCTAAGGCAGCTGCGGATACAGCTGCTGAGGCTGAGGCTGAGGCTGAGGCTGCAGCTAATAAGGCAGCTGCGATTGCAGAAGCTGAGGCGGCTGTTGCCGCTGCTAATCAGGCAGAAGCCGAGGCTAATCAGGCGCTCGCTGACGCAAGCAAGGAGTCATAATGGCTGGTATTGGTTCAGGTCTTGGGGCGTTCTTCAGTGTTGCTGAAGGGTCCAACAATGGAACACAGAACTATGCGGTTGGTAGCCAGTGGGGTGCCCAGGCATTCCGTACCATCCCGGTGAAGTCTGCTAAGGGTACATGGGACCCGCACATCATTACTGGTGGTCCATATGTTCGTGGACCTCAGTCAGGTAACGTCGTGGACATTGGGTCGGCCAACATTCCGCTCTACACCGATGCTAAAATGGATATCGTCGGTGATTTTATGAACACTGGGATGATGCTGTTGCTCGCTCAGGCGTTCGGTATTGGGTACGCTGGTGTCCAGGGTATTCAGGCAGGTGTGCAGCAGCTGAACGCTCCGCTTACTGTGCAGGATGGACTTTGGATTGACGGTCAGATCATGGTGCCGGATACTGGTGGTTCACAGTATTTCCAGAACTATCACTCCGGCAAGATCACCAAAGCCGAGTTTGTGATTCCTCGTGATGGATTGGCTACATACAACTATTCCGTAGACTGGGGCTATGTTGAGTTTGCTTCTGGATCACAGGGTGTATCTCAGCCTGTGGCTCCTGTTCCATTCTCTATGCAGGGCGCTGGTTCACAGTTCCTCGTGTGGAATGTTGGTGCTTCTGCTTATGTGACGCTTGATGGTTGTAAGAAGATGACCATTTCCATTGCACCAAAGATGGCTACGACTCGTATCTATCTTGGTAAGGTGTACAAGGATGAGCCTATCTCGAATGGACTCATTGAGGTTACCGTTGCGGCAGAGTTTGACTTCTCTCCAGTTGCTTATGCTAATGCGTTTGCAAACTTCATTCCTCACACGCAGCTTGGTGCTCAGGGTCACCCGACCATTCTGAAGGCCACGAGTACGGATGTGATTGTCACTGGTATCTCTAGCTCATTGCAGTTTGCATTCCCTCAGCTGTTCATTCAGTCCGGTGGTGAGTATCCCCTCGAAGGTGTGGACATCGTGAAGAACACATTGAACCTGAAGGCGTTCCTCGATCCGACTGCTGCGGCTGCCGTCACTGCGACTCTTATTACTGGAGACAGTACTTTCTAAGACTTTCTAACCCGACAACTTAAGGACCGAGATGCCCGACTCGACATTCAACTTTAAGGGGGATGAATATACATTCAACCCCGAGGTAGACCTTGGCATTGGTATGCTGCGTCAGATCAAGCGGTGGTACCCGTCCATCGGTACATATACTGCATTCACTCAGGCAGCCACCTATGGTGATCCTGATGCGTTGTCATGCATCGTGTGGGTAGCTCAGCAGCGTGCTGGGAGGACCCGTATAGCTGAACCCATGCGCTCACCAGACTTCTCGGTCGGGGAGTTCATGGGTTCCTTTGCTGAGGGTACTGGGCTGACATTTCCGAACATCGTGCTCAAACTTGATGAGAAGACATACACCTTCGATACCAAGACTCAGCTGACTCGTGACGTGCTCAGGAAGATCAAGCACGAGTGGTATCCAGAGTTGGGCACCTATGTCGGGCTCATGCTGGCTATTGCAGCTGGTGACCCGGATGCTATGGCCGTGCTTGCGTGGCTCGTCCGTACCTCAGCAGGAGAGCGTGACGTTCCGGCTCCTGATGAAATGGACTTCGGTATTGGTGAAGTCATTAACTCCTATGAGTTTGATGCACCACCCGAGCAGGAAGCAGTCAAGGTACCCGCACCTCGTGGGCAAGGGAAAGATACTCCGGTGGACCCTCCTTTGCCGTCCGATGGGAAACCCTCATCGGCGGCGATCCCGAACGACTCTGGTGGCAATACCACATCCTCATCGCCTACGCCCTCCACATCACGCCGGAAGAAGCCGAGCGCAGGCCTTACGTTGAATACTGCGGATGGGCCTACTGGCTAGACGAAACTTACTGGGAGTCAATCTTCCCAGCACTATGCGGTTCAGCTAAGGGAGTTGGATGAGCGGGACATTCAAGATAGACCTCGAAGACTTCGAGGGAGATACAATCAAAATGAAGGCCAAGGTTGACTTGGCTATGCGGGCTGTCATGCAGCGGCTGGCTCGTGCTGGGCGTGACCTAGCTCGTGCTCGTATCCCGGCCAACATGGACCCTAAGCGGATCACAGCGAAGCAGACTCCACTTGGGCCAGCTATTGCTGCTACCGGTGGACCAGCAGCCTATGACGGTGGGCGAGTAAAGAAGGTGTTCTCTCACCCTATCTTCGCCAGTCAAAACATTCCTAGGTCCAAATGGAACTGGCAGAACGATCAGCCGACTCATCCGTTTATCGAGGAGTCCTCTGAGGAAATCATGTCGGTTGGTACTAGAGAGATTGAGATTGCATTACAGCGTGTGTTTGATACCGGAGATGTGTAATGGCTTCTAAGATTCTTGTATATATGCTGATGGATCGTACCCAGTTTGACGCTGGGGCTGACGGTGCTGTCCTGAAGGCTAAGGAAATGAACAAGGTTATTAGTGACACTGGCTCCGAATCTGCATTGAAGCTGTCCAAGGTGTTTGAGTCAAGCACGAGTAGCGTCGGCAATATGCTGAAGTCTATTGGTAACTATGGACAGCAGATGGGTATTCCTCTCGCCGGGTCATTCACCAAAATGGGTACAGCCATGGAGGAGGCTAAGGTTAAGGGTGAAGGTCTGAAAGCGTTGATGGTTGGTATCGGTGGCTTGACCTTGGCCCTCGGTGCAGCAGCGCTTATCGGTGGAGGCATGGAAGCCTTTAAGATGTGGGATGAGCAGTCAAAGGCATTGACCGCTTTGCAGCAGGCATTGAAGAATACCGGTCAGAGCTATAAGGAAGTGACGCCTGCCATTAACGCTGCGTATCATGCTGGGCAGGAGCTAGGGTATAACGAGACTGAGATAACGGACACACTCGCTACGTTCGAGGTTGCTACTAAGAACACAACGAAGTCCATGAGTGATCTAGCATTGGCTGAGAACATTGCTGCTGCTCGACACGAAAGTCTTTCTACTGCTACTGCTTCTATGACTTCTATGTTGGCCGGGTCTTCTAGAACTCTACGCCAGTTTGGTATTAACATTGACGTGTCCTCGGGGCACGTCCACTCTTTGATTCAGGCACAGCAGCAGTTGACACAGGCGAGTGAGAACCTGACAGCTGTAAACGAGAAGATTGCCGGTGGCTTCATGACCGGCATTACTGCTTCGTCCGCACTCGTGTCGGCTCATGAGCGTGTTAAGGTTGCCACCTACAATGTTGGCATTGCTGCTCACTCCACACAGATTATTCTTGACACATTGAGCCAGCGCTTTGCTGGTGATGCTGCCGCTAAGGCTAAGACCTATGCAGGTCAGATTGATATCGCCCGAGCCTCCATGCACAACTTTGGTATCGAGGCTGGCGAGAAGGTAGAGGATGTGCTGAAGGCATTGACGCTGGTCTTTGGCAATCTGTTGTCAGTACTTATGAGTTGCAAGCCATTGCTGGTCGGGCTTGCTGTCATCATTGGTGGAGTCCTCACACTTGCTGTTGCTATGTTTACTAAGAATGCCATGGTTGGCTTCGTAGAGTGGATGGGTCGAGGAGGGCAGTCTGCTGACCAGGCCGCCGCCAAGACTGCTAAAGCAGCTGCCAAGATTGCTTCTTCTATGCAGGGAGCGGCTGACTCCGTAAAGACATCTACAACTGAAATGGAAGGTGCACTCTTTTCCGAGGGTGAGGCTGCCGAGGCAGCGGCTGCAAAGATTGGTGCTGTTGGTGAGGCTTCTGCTGCTGCGGCTCCTGAGATTGCTGCTGCCGGTACTGCTGCCGGTGCTTCGGGTCCTGGGTTCATTTGCTATGTCTGCTGCGTTGACGCCGCTTACTGTTGGTATAGGACTGGCTGCTGCTGCTGCACTTGTACTCATTGATAGATGGGCTGACATTCGTAGGGCCTCGGCACAGGCATCGCTCAGTGAAGCCACGGCTACTACGTCGCAGTCTACCTCAGCACAGAATGCTGTTGGCTCTAGGAACAAGGCAGCCATGGACGCTATGCTTCAGCAGCAGGAGGAGAAGTTTAAGGTCCAAGGCGGCTATGGTCATGGTGCCACTACTCCTGCTGGGCATGCACCAGCTAATAGCTGGACGGGTCAATCGCTGCAACTACGGAGAGTGCTGCAGCCTTTGCAACAAATGCCATTATCCGTATGCTCAAACAGGGTTTGACTCGTGCTGGCGGGGGTAATGAGACACTCGGTGAGGGTATCACAATCCGGCAGGCGTCCATGCTCGCTCACGAAGACGCTATGAAACTGCAGGATATTCAGAATGCAGCTAACGCTAAGGCAGCTGCTCGTAATGACAATGCAACCGGCGAAGTCAACGGTGTGCCATTTGCTGCGAATCCAGAGGCTACCAAGGGCGAGAGCATGATATCGAGCATGCAGGGTGCCATTGCTAACAGCACTATTTCGTCCTTGCAGACAGCTACCTCGTCCGTCATGAAGTCAAAGATGGATGACCTGGTTCACACACTGGATACAGAGCACAACAAGAAGTTGACTGCATTGGCTGAGCAGCTGACGGCTACGTGGCGTGAGGAGTTGAGTGCGCTTAGTGCTGAACTGGCCGACCAGCAGCGTGAAGCATTGGCGGCTCAGACCACTACGATGACGGACCTGATTACAAACATGACACAGATGATAACTGACCAGTTCAGCCTGTCTGCAACTAAAATGACTGACTCTAGCAAGATCGTGTCTGACACCCTTGGTGAGCGTGGGCTCTATGGTCTTAACCTTGTGGCACAGCGTATGACCGTTGGCCTCGATAAGATTACCCTTGCTCAGGATACTATCGTGGGTTCTGCACAGCAGCAGCTTGATACGGTGACCACTACACAGCAGCAGTTGGTGGACAATGCACAGGCTGCATTGACTGCTCACCAGGGTGACTCAAAGAAGATCGTGGATTACTACCAGTCCATATATGATCAGGTGTCCGCAGCTGCGAAGCAGGCCGAGGCACAGGCTGGTATGATCCTTGCTCGTGCTCAGGGTAATGCCAAGGTGGCCGAAGCACAGCAGCAGGCGCTCATTGCTATCGAGCAGGCTAAGGCCAATACCGAGTTTGCTGGCTCTGGTGTTCACATTGAAATCACCGGGATCAACCCGACCGACGCTGCAGCTGTGGCTTCCGCTATTAGCTGGCATATGCGAACGAAGGTGGCAAAATAATGGGTATGCCTCCTGTCACTACTTTCCCTACGCTTGACCCATTCGTGATGCAGTATAAGGGCGTCCAGTTTGGTGTGGGTGTGGGCGGCGTTGAGTTTCAAGAGATTGATGGCCTCGACCTAACGCAGCCACTGCGGTCACAGGACAACAACAAGGCTAGGGATCATGGTCAGTGGATCGGCTATGACTTCCTTGGTGGTCGAGACATCACATTGAAGTTTGACTTGCAAGGTAATACTGATACTGAGTTTTACAATAGGATGCAGGCGATGGCAACTGCCACACTGCCACAGCTGAATATTGAGGCTCCCCTCTATTTTAATCTTCCTGGCTATGGAACACTTGCTTGCATGGTGCGTGCTCGACAGCGTTCATGGAAAGTAGATCAGGCATGGACTCACTATCTGGCTCAGGGCTTACAGGTGTTGTTCCATGCTACTGACCCTCGGTTCTGGTCACAGCCAGAGACAGATGAGTATGGTGAGGTTGAGTCTGGTGGCGGCGCACAGTCAGTCACGCTAGTAGGAAACTTTAACTGTAACCCACTCATTGAGGTAACCACCGGGTCTGGTGCACAGAACCTATCTGTTACGATTAATGGGGATACGATTGGTTTCCAGTATGCTCATGGGTCCAGTACTGATATCTTCGTGGACTTCAACAATCACTATGCTTATGATGCTATGAACTCAGATGCTCCTGTACCTGTAGCGAGTGGGACATGGGGTACTCTCGTGCCTGGTGCTAACACCATTAGTGCAACCAGTCTTGAAGGCACGGATTCATATATTACTGGTATGAATATCACCTGGGCTTCAGCATGGATACTCTAGACCACGAGGTTACATACCACTTCTATAACACAATGACCGGAGCGTGGGCTGGTTCGATTCCGCTGCGAGGAGTAACCTACGGTGACTCATTGAATCAGGTGGGTTCGTTCTCGGGCAATCTGGACATCACGGACCCGAGCATCTATGACACTAACTGGAAGGACTTTACGCTTCCTACATACAACTCATTGATCGTAGACATTGACGGTGACCCTCACTGGGGTGGCATCGTGTGTGGGCGTACATGGTCCTTTGGTCCTGATGGCTACCAGATGAACATTAGCGGTCAGACATTTTGGGGTTGGCTTTCACAGATCGTACAGGCCACCGACTATAGTGCGCCTCCGTATTCGGGGATTACTGGTATTGGCTCTGGTGTTCAGATGCCATTGTGGAATGCAGCGAACCTCTCAACGTCGGGAGACAATCCGCAACCCTACCTATGGGACCCGATGCTCATTGCCGCACAGATATTGGCAGACTCACTGACAGATCCTCTATATCAAGGTATCATGGGTAGTCTCTCTATTGACTTGAATGGGTATACTGCTACGTTAGGTAACCAGGGCGCTCAGTATCTTGCCTCTGGTACACAGACGCCTTCTGATAACTATATCTCGATCAACTTTCCGTATACGTCCTTGCAGACATTGCAGGCCATGCTCCTCCAGCTGACACAGCTAGGCTTTGGTGTTGGGTTCGACTGCAGTGTTGACTTGGCATATAAGACACCAGGTAACCCATACTCCGGCGCTGTCGCTTACTTCAACTTGGACTATCCATTCCGAGGCAATGGTAGTGGGGCTCGTCCAGAGTTTGAGCATCCTTTAGCAACGCTAGACTTTACGAAGGCACTGTCCTATACGTTTCCCGAGGATGGCACGAGTCAGGCAATCACGGTGTACGAGACTGGTGGAAACCAGGACATCTTCGTGATCCAGAACGTGTACGCCTTTGATAGTGGCTACCCTAATGTGAGTCGAGTGTTCAACATTGCTAACATGAACTCACCTCTTGTCACTCTCCTGTTGCAGAAGAATGCCAACTCTGACATGGTGTTGTACTCCTACCCACCGGTTGCGCCTACGGTGACCTATGACTTGTTTGATCCGGTTGCTGGGTATGGTGGTTCCAACTACTTTGCTGGTCTTGTCAACAAGGGCGATATGGTGGGTGTACATGTTCCATCCGCATATGCTACAGCTGACGGCACGAGAGGCTTTGACCCCCGGTTCCCCACTGGCCTTGGCCCTGACGGTAGCGGATATACCGTATGGCGAGCAGTTACCTACGCATGCACTGTTTCTGATGAAGGACAGTCAACTATCGAGTGGACACTCGGTACCCCCACCCACCGCTGATCTTCCAAGCACGAGGCCTATCTAATGCCTAAGAATACTCCTGACCCGAGGGACTATTACATGGAGCACCTTGCCACTCAACAGCGAGTGGTGAGGGGTTTAGCACAACGTACTGATACAAGTGTTCATGATGTAAATGGTAATGTCGTTAGTTATAGTGGAGCGTTACCAAACGGGATTGGGTGGCAAGCACCATCGGCTGGTGGCGCACAGGGTGCAACTGGGGTAGCTGAGGTCTGTGGGTATACGGTTCCTAGAGTATCGGATATTGATGGCTCACCTTTATATGGAACTGAATACCATAGGACTGTATTAGCTGGGTCCCAGTACGTGGATCAAATACCATTCCAGATTGGTAGACTAACGTCTGGTGATTTTGGGCTATGGTTTTACGATCAGAATAATCTCGACAGTTTATACAATGCTGGGTTAAGCCTTATTACTGATGTTAATGGTGTACCTCGTATTTTTCTATTTAATGTTACAGGTCAGAACTATGTATTTGCGGCAGGTAGTGATGGCTATCCTTTCCAGCTAGGAACCGGAACACAAACCTCTGTGCCGTACGCCTGGCTCACAGCGGACCGGGAAAACTTTGGTGGTAGTGGTTACAGCGGCCGTGCGCAGGCGGTCGACGTTGGCGCGGGCCAGGCATGGTGCTTTGGTGTTTCAGGTGCGTTATATTACAGCCCGGACTTGGGTGCTACTTGGACCGAGTTTGCAGGTGTGTCTGGTGCACAAGGACCACAAGGCAATGATGGTGCTGCTGGTGCTACTGGTGCACAGGGTGCACAGGGTGCACAGGGTCCGAGTGGTGGGGCTTGTGGTGTGTCTGGTCCTCCAGGAGCATGTGGCGCTCCTGGTGGTACTGGTGGTGCACTCGGGTATAGCATCTATGCACCAGGTTCTCTGGACAGCATTGTTCTTAATAGTAGTGGGGTGTTGACGGCGCTCGACACTACGAACCTCACAGTCAGCTTCACTACCAATGCATCTGAGTACTCTGCGTTGATACCACTG